CCGGTCGATTTAAAGGGTGATTATGTTCCGCTTAATACTGACCCTAAGTTAGTTGATAAAGATACACTGGAGTTCTTACAATCAAAGATATTAGATTACTTTGGCGTATCTGCAGCAATCTTTAATTCTGATTATACAGAAGATGAATTCAATTCATTTTATGAACAAACCATAGAGCCTTTAGCCATTCAGATGTCTGAGGCTTTTTCTTTAGGGTTACTTACAAGAAATGAAATCATGCGTGGTGAGGAAATCATCTTTTATAGTGAAAGATTACAGTATGCATCATGGAATAGTAAGATTACTGCAATTGAGAAGTTAATGGGCTTAGGTATTATGTCATTAAATGAATCAAGAGCACTTCTTGGATTAGAACCAGTAGAAAACGGCGATAAGAGATTGCAATCACTTAATTATGTAGATGCCACTAAGGCAAATGAATATCAAGTCGGAAAGGGCGATGAAAATGAAAGTAACGATTAATGGTCAAGTTAGCAAAGAAGCATTAAATACAATCTTAGCTGAACAAAAAGAAAAGATAGAAACAATTACTACCTTTTGTAAGAAGCATAAGATTACAGAACTATCATACAAAGATAATGTCTTAGAGTATGATTACGAAATATCACCAACTAAAACCAAAGCAAAGGAGGTAGAAACTAGATGAAAAAAGAAACAAGGATTGCTGAGGTTAGGTTAGAAGAAACTGAAGACAAAATGATTTTAGAAGGCTATGCAATTATCTATGATGAGCCAACTTTAATTGGTGATGAATCATATGGCTTTATTGAAAGCATTAGTAAAGATGCGATTACTGACGCCGCAATTAAAGATGTACCAATGAAATATAACCATATGGATTCATTTTTAATTATCGCAAGAACTAAGAATGGTTCGCTCACATTAACTAGTGATGATGTAGGATTAAAAGTTCGTGCGGAATTACTAGATACTCAAAGCAATCAAGACATCTTTAAGATGGTTAAATCAGGACTCTTAGACAAGATGAGTTTTGCTTTTGTGGTTAGTGAACAGGAATGGGACCAAAATGGTGATGTTCCAAAAAGATATATTAGAAAAATTGAACGTTTGTATGATGTTTCAATTGTTGATACACCTGCTTACGATAAGACTTCAATATATGCTCGTTCTTTAGAGGCTATGGACTTAGAACTAAAGACTATGGAATTAGAAGAGCGTAAAAGACAAGTTGAACTCGTAAGAAGAAAACTAAATTTAAAAATAAAAATAGGAGAGTAAAATCATGAATTTAGAAAAAAGAAGTAATGAAATTAAAGCACGTATCACTGAAATTAAAGGTTTGATTGGTGCTGAAGTAACACTTGAAGTGTTAGAAGAATTAGAAGCTGAAGTTGATGAATTAAAAGAGGAACAAGAAACAATCGAAAGAAAACTAGCAATTCAAAATAAAACTAAGTTTAATCCGATTATCATTGAAAGAGGCAATCAAGTTAATAAAGAGGAACTTGAAGTACGTGGTAAGAGTTTAAAAGAATCACGTGTGATCCAAGTTTCAAGTGATGAGATCTTACTACCAGAACATGTAGCTGATGGTATTGCACCATATCCATTTACACAGGTATCAGCTTTAGTTGATAGAGTTAAAGTTGTAAACCTTAATGGTGGTGAGACTTATAAGAAGTCATTTGTAAAAGGTAGTGGTATTGCTGGTTTAACTAATGAAGGTGAATCATACAGTGAGACTGAACCTGAATATGGTTATTTAACTATTACCAAAGTTAAGGTAACTGCGTATACAGAAATTACTGAAGAGTTAGAAAAACTACCTAACTTACCATATCAAGCAGAAGTCTTAAAGAATATTAACGTTTCACTAAAGAAAAAGATTAGTGAACAAATCTTAAGAGGTCCTGGTACATCAAATACATTTACTGGTATCTTTAGCGATAAGGCAGTAGCACTATCAGATACAACTGATTTAGAGCTCGCTGCAATCACTGACTCAACCTTAGATGATATCATCTTTGCTTATGGTGGAGATGAAGAAGTTGAAGGTGGCGCATTTTTAATCTTAAACAAAAATGATTTAAGAGCATTTGCTGGACTACGTACAAGTGAAGGTAGAAAGGTTCATACAATTGATTATGTTAATAATACAATTGATGGTATTCCTTATATCATTAATTCCTATTGTAAAGCGATTAGCGATACAAATACATCTGCTGGTGAATATGGTATTGCTTATGGTTCATTACTTAACTATGAAGTACCAATCTTCTCACCAGTAGAGATTAGTAAGTCAAATGATTACAAGTTTAAAGATGGCATTATCAGCTATAAAGCATCAGTATTTACTGGTGGTAATGTTGTCGGATATAAAGGCTTCTTAAGAGTTAAAAAGAAAGTTGCCACACCAAGCGAATAGAGGTTTAAAAAATGGGACTACTTGAAACAGTTAAAAAATCACTCTTAATACCATTATCTGAAAACTATGCAGATGATGAATTAAACAATCATATTTTAGCATGTAAAAACTTACTCATAACAACAGGCATAAAACCAGAGGTTGCAAATAGTCATCCGATAGCCCATTCGTTAGTTGTGATTTATTGTAAGACGTTTTTTGGTTTTAAGTCTGATGGTTCAGTAAAAGAATTACCTAAGAGTTTTGAAATGCTATTAAATCAACTAGCTTTATCAAGTGGTGATAGTTATGTTTCCGAGTAGTCCTAATATTAGAATAACTTTACTTAAGATCACATCTGTGAGAGATGCGATCGGTAATAAAGGTTATCAGTTAATTAGTAAAAAAGAAGTTTTAGGAATATCTAAATCTGTAACATCTAAAGAGTATTACGAAAGTAAGAAAAACGAATACAAGGTAGATGTTGCATTAAAAATACAAAGCTTCTTATATGACGGTAGTAAGTACGCAACTATTGATGATGTTATATATCAAATTGAGCGTACTTACCTAACCGGACAGTTTTTGGAACTTTACTTAATGGAAACTAAGATTAAGGGGATTGAGATTAATGGCTACTCTTAATAACTTTTTAGATGAAGTAAATGATGCAATTAAAGAATACACTGATGATGTTAAAAAAGAGTTAGAAAGAAATCTTGATGAAACAGGTGCTAAGATTTTAGAATACGTTATTGCTAATACCCCTAGAAGTGGTAGAAAAGGTGCAATGGCCGATGAATTTACTAAAACAGAAATTGGTGAAGGAATTAATAAAACTATTGTGATTCATGCTAAAGAAAAAGGTAGGCTTGTCCACTTGATTGAATTTGGTTTCCAGCACAAAGGCGGTAAATATGTAGCAGCACGACCTTTTATGAGACCAGCATTTGATTACTTTACACCGAAAATGCTTGATGACATTAGGAGGATTATTCGTGGCTACTAAAGAAAGATTAGAATACATCTATAGTTTATTAAACGAAGTCTTACCTAATAAAGTTTATTATGCACTTTATGTTGAAAATAATGCTGAAGTGCCTTTTATTGTTTATCAAGAAATAAGTAAAAATCCTAAAACTTATGCAGATGACTTATATCTACTTAAACAAATAACGATTCAAATAACACTTGTTACAAAGAATAAAGATGTTGTTTTAGAAGAAAGGTTAGAAGATGCACTTGACCTTGCTGGTATTGATTTTAGATTGATAAGTGAATATCCATTAATTGATACTGGCATTTATCGAATTTATGAAATAAAAATGGAGGAATTTAAAAATGAGTAATAAAGTAACATTCGGACTTAAAAATGTCCACTATGCAGTAGCTACACCAAATGAAGATGACTCATGGGATTTTGGAACACCTAAGAAGCTAAACGGTGCACAAGAATTAAGTGCAGAAGTTATCGCTGGTAAAACCGATGTTTATGCAGATGATAAAATTATCGCAACCCTGGCATCAAGCAGTGGTTCTAATATCACATTAAAACTAACAGAACTTGATGATGACTTTAAAGTTGATGTGTTAGGTTTTGCAAAAGACTCTAATGGCAACTTAGTAGAAGTGATTAATCATCGTGCTAAAACATTCGCACTAGGTTATGAAATACAAGGCGATGCTAAATCAAGACGGATTTGGTATTTCTTATGTACAGCAAGTCCAATTAATGACAACACCAAAACTAAGGCTG